ATGATGAAGCGTTCGGGGGTGACCACGAACAGGCGGCCCTTGGGCACGGGCCCGCGCCCGCTGCTCGGCGGCTGCACCACCGCCGGGCCGCCGACCGCCGGGTTCCACATGAGCAGGCGCCCGTCGGACGACGTCATCGCGTAGAGGATCGCCCCGAAATTGTTGAGGCTGTAGGCGTCGGGCGTCTTGTCCATCGCCTCGATCGACGAAATCGTGCGCGGCGTGCCGAAGGTTTCATCGCCGAAAAGCCCGTCGCCAAAGCCGCCGGTCGCCGGCGGCTGCGGCGGGACAATGCCGTCGACCGGGGTGATGTCCGTGAGCACGCCGCCGGTGTCGACGTAAAGGTGCGCCTCGCACAAATAGGCGATGTGGTGGACCTCATCGAGGCCGTACCACGAATGAACCCGCCGGCAGCGCGAGGCGAAGCTGTAGTTATATTGCGCCTGGCCGCCGATCGGCGAGAGTTGGCCCTCGGTCCAGCGCACGCAATTGACCTCGGCCCAATTGCTCGAGCGCATTTTCTTGGTCGCTTTCGCGACCACGCCGGGCGGAATTTCGAGCGGCTGGAATTTCGAGCTCATTGGTAGCGGATGATGAAATTGATCGCGAGATAGGGCGGTAGATTGTTGTGCGCGGCGCCGCCGCCGGCGTTGGCCATGGTGACGCCGGTCGCGGCCGGGTTGAGCGAGACGTTGGCGTTGGCCGCTTGAACGCCGACGCCGGTCGCGGCGGCGACGACGCCAATCCCGGTCGGCGCGCTGGCCGTGTTCCCATTGACCAGGCTTTGCAGGCCGGAAGCCGCGAAATTGTAGGCCCCGGCGCCATTCACATAAACGCCGGCATGATGATGACCGGGATCGCTGACGCCGTGGCCGTGGCCCGGATCGCTGACGCCGTGGGCATGCGCCGTTTGATTGACGACGTGCGTATGCGTCGGATCGGCCAGGGTGTGGGCGTGGGCCGGCATTTCGGCGGCGGTGAGGACGTGCGTCGCCTCGCCGCCGGTCGCGGCCAGCGTGCCCCCGCCCATGGGAAAGCGGCTGCGCAAATCGGGCAGATTGAAATTCGCGCCCGAGCCGCCGAACGTGTAGCCGATGGCGGCGAACAGCGTCGCGTAAACGGTGGTGTCGAGCGAGGAGCCGTCGCAAATCAGCCAATTGGCCGGCGGCGTCGCCGTGAACCACAGCGCGCCCGAGCCGACCGGAACGCCGGCCATTTGGTTCGCGTGCACCTGCGCGTCGATTTGGTCGAACACGCCGTTTTGCTTCGCGCCCCAGGTCGCGGCGCTCGCCCCGACTTCGGGCTTAACCCAACCGTAATTTGGCGTGAGGGTGTCAGCCATGGGCGGCCTCCAATTCGGCGACGCGCGCCGTGAGTTGCTGCACCGCCTTGATGAGCATCGGAATGAACGGATAGTCGCGCATCCCGGCGTAGGGGAACGCATCGTTGGGCGGGATCACGCCGAGCGGCAGCACCGGTTGGACCTCATCGGCGATCACCGCCCAATCCCAATGAAAACTTTCCGCGCCTTCAATCGGCTGGGTCATGTCGCATTGGTAGACCGGGATCGCGTTGACCGCCGCGAGCGCATCCTTGTCGGGCGGCGCAAGGTTCGATTTGAGCCGCCGATCCGAACTGACCGCCACGGTCCATTGCGCGCCGCTTCCCCCGGACCATGCGCCCATCGAGCCGCCCGCCCCGTTGAGCGCCATCGTATCGATCGAGGCGGTGAACGGAGGGACTGAAATTGATTTAACGATGACGTTGTAAGCGCCGTCGATGGAGCAGGCGAACTGGTTGAGGGTGCCGTTGAGGACGTAATTGAATTGGAAATTGTGCGCGTTCTGGCGGAGGTAGGAAGCCGCGACATAAGCGCTGCTGTTGTTCAGTGTGATGCCGCCGGCTGAAAGGGTGAGGTTGCTGCTCAGCGTGACAACGCCGTTCGCGCGGTTGATCGCGAGCGGCGTGTCGATCAGCGCGCCCGCATCGCTGTAGCGGCTGATGCCGAAATCAGACCCGACGTTTGAGCCAGTCTCCGCCGTGGGGCCGCCAAGCTGTATATTCCAGCGAAGGGTCGCAGAGGATGGGACGCCAGTGTAACCGACAATCTGATTGGCCTGCCCGCTCGCGCTTTTGCCCAAGATCATCTGAGCGAAGCCAGACGGGTTCGTGATGGCGAGCGTTGTGGCGGCAATGGTCACATTGCCAGTGATCGTCCCGCCGACAGTCGGGAAGCGCGACGTATCGCTCGGGTGGACATGATCGCCGCGCGCGAAGGCCGCGCTCGACCCGGCCGCCGCCGCCCCGTTCATCAACGGCAAGGTCGCCGAGGCGACCGGAACGCTCGTCGTCAAAGCGTAGGGCGCGAGCGTCGCCGTCCAGTCGGTGATGTCGGTGTGCGTCAGATGCGCCCACGCCTGGCTCTTGCGCGCGTAGGCGGTCCCGTCGTTGGGCGCGTCGGTCATGCCGCCCGGCGCGACCTCCCAAGCCAGGTTTCGCCTGGCGTAGAACTGCCCGTCGTTGGGCGCCTCAGTGACGCGCGCCGCCCACGCCAACAAGCCCGAACCATTGGTCGAGAGAACGTCGCCGGGATTGCCGCCGGGCAGATAGAAATTGGCCAGGCTGTTGAGGGCGAGCATGCCGTTGATCGACACGCCGGCCGAGAAGGTCGCATCGCCGGCGCGAGTGATGACGAGCGGAGTCGCGATATAGCCGCCCGTGACGCTGTAGCTGTCGAGCCGGAAATTGCAGCCGCCGTTGCTGATCGTTTCGGTCGAACTGTCGCCAAGCGCCATCGACCACCGGGGCACTCCGGCCCTCTGGCCGACGATGTTGGTGGTCGAGTTGACCGGCCCGCTGATGTTGACTTGATTGTTCGGCGGCAGATTGAGGACGCCGGTGATCGTGCCGCCGGTCAGCGGCAGATAGGGGCCGCCGGTGACCGCCGCCGTCCAGTCGCCGTTCTGGCGCGCGTAGGCCCCGCCGTCCGCCGGCGCGTCGGTCTGGATCGCGTCGGGTTGCCAGGTCGAGTTGAACCGGCCGAAGCGGATGCTGGTGTTCGGCGCTTCCGGCATGTAGCTCGAGGGCAGCGGAACCCACGCGCCCATGTCGCGGCCATAGGTCTGCTGATCCATCGGCGCTTCGCGCAGGCCGGTGGCGTCGACGTAATGCTTGGTCGCCGCCTCGAGGTCCTCGGCCGGGTCGGCCGCCAGCATGACCGGGTCATGGAATGAGACAACGCCGGTCGCCCGTACAATGGTCATGGGGCTGTCGGCGAGGAGCCCCGCATTGTCGAACCGATCGATGCGAAAGTCGGCTTCCGGCGTGCCGTCGTTGAGGACGAGCGACCACAGCGCCTTACCGTTTTGGACCGAGGTCACCCCGCCCGGCGAGCCGGTGATGGTGACGCTCTTGGCGATCGATGGCCCGTCAGGCGGCGCGCAGCCGCAGTCCGGGGCCCAATCGCCGGCCGGCGTCAAAGGGCCGCCAGGCGTCCAATCGCTCGGAACGTTGTCGCCGTTGCTATCGGTCCAACTGTCCGTCATCCGAAGCTCCTGATGCGTGAGCGGGTGACGCGCGAGCCGCTCGCTTTCGAGCGCAGATAGAGCGCGTTGAGCTTCTGGATTTCGTCCTCGGTCAGTTGCTTCATGTTCGCCGCGTTTTGCTCCTCGCCGACCGCGTGAAGGTCGGCGTGCATGAGCGCGGCGTGCAAATAGAGGCTCGGATATTTGGTGTAGAGCCAGGAGGTTTGCGTGTCCGACAAGACCGGGACCTCGCCGAAATAGACGATCTTGAACGCGATCCCCTCGATGTCGTCGGGCGGCCCGCCGAAGAAGATCGTTCGCCCTTCGATCGTGTAGTACCCGTAGGCCCAATTGTCGGTCAGGTTGAAAAACTCGTCGCGCGCCTTGTAGCGGATCGGCAGGAAGCCGTCGGCGCCGTTGGCGTTTTCAATGCGCACGAGCTCCATCGCCAGCCAATTGTCGGGCAGGGTGGCGCAGCGTTGGGTGACGATGTTGTCCGCGTTGCAGATCATCCGGTCGACGCGGAGCTCGGCGTTGAACTTCTGTTCGGCCATGCGAACGAAAGACGTGACGAGCGCGTCGCTCCAATCCTGGCGGTTGGCCCAATCGGCGATCGCGGTTTTGAGGTCGGCAAAATCGGTCATAGCCGTCCCATGAGGACCAGAATGAGGATGACGATGAGGATGACGCCGAGGAGGCCGACGCCGCCGTGGCCGAAGCCGTAGCCGTAGCCCCATGGCGCGCCGAAATTGGGCCCGCCGAGGCCGCCGATGAGGATGAGGACGAGGATGATGACGAGGACGAGGCCGAGCAAGCTCATTTGTCGTCCTTTCCCTTGTTGAACCAGTAGCCGGCGATCAGCGCGCTAACCGCCGGGATGGTGACCAGCAGCTTGTCGACCACTTGCGGGTTATGGATGACTTCGACGCCCATCAGCACCATCGCCGTCGCGGCGACGCCGGCCCAGACCAGGGTGATGATGAAATCGGGGCGCATCAGCCTTTCGCCTTCCATTTGTCGTAGGCGGCGGCCATTTTCTTGTCGTAGGCGTTCTGCGCGTAGCCGGGCCCGTTGTAGCCGCGCGCGAAGGCGGCCCAATTCTTGGCCCTCAAGGGCGCGTCGAGCTTGTTCGCCTTGATGAAGGCGACGAAGGCGTCGAGATGCGCCGCCGCGCCGCCCGTCCACATGGCGTCGACGAATTCCTGGCTGCTGTCGAACCCGCAAGCCTTGTGGTTTTGCCCGAGGATTTGGAACGTCCCCCACGAACACGCCTTGTTGGCGGCGTCGGGGTCGAGCTTGCGCGCGTCCTCGTAACGGTCGTGTTGGCGGGCGCCGGTCGCGCCATAGAGCGAGCGGTCCCATTTCGGCGAGGACAGGGCGACGCCGCGCCGGTCCTTGGCGTGGCTGTGCGCGCCGTTGGTTTCGGCGTGAAAGACGTGGGCCTCGTAGAGGATCGCCGGGCGCCCGTCGGCGAGGAAGCCCTGCCCGGCGGCCTCGACCTCGGCGACCGCGCGGATGGCGGCGACCTCGACGTTCAATTCCTTCGCCGCGCGGGCGAAATCCTCTTGCGTGAGGGTTGCGCTCATAGCCGC